TGTCTTGCGTCACGGGCACGTACTCATCCGGCGTGCCTGGCGCGGGGAACGGATCATAGGGCGGCGTTTCTATCAGCGGCACTGGCAATGGGGTGCCGTCAGGATTGAGGATCTTCACTGCCTCAGTATCGAGCCCAAGAAATGCCTGCGCCTGGCGCCAACTCGGCGCGTTGATGTTGGCCAACAATGGTTGGATCACATTGGCGGTGTCGAGAACGTGCAGGAACGGATTTGAGTGCGCCATGGCGATGAACTTGTTGATCGGATGATTGTCCACCAACACCTCTCCTGGCACAGCATCGAAGATCGTCGACATCACGACGATGACGCGGCGCGCCGAATACTTGACACCCTGCCCCGACTGGCCGCCGCGCACCGTCAGCACCCGGTGCACCTTGCGGGTCAGCTGCTTGAAGACCTCGCCCCATGCACTCTGCGGGTTACCGATCAAAGCCGCCAACGCTTGGGCCTGCACGATATCGCAGGCTAGTTCCATGCCCTCGTCGGTATTGGCAATTTGAATATTGAGTTTGCCGGTGGGATCGCGAACGGCGCTGGCGACCCCGATCTCGATGGTGAGCTGCAAGAGCCGGTTTTGCCCGTTGTACAACTCAGCCTTGGCCTGCACCGGGCTGATATCGTCTCTATCGGTATAGACCAGGATGTATGGTTTAGCCGGCCCACCATAGACCGCCTGGGCGATCGGCATCATCGAACTATCAGAAACGCGTTCCTGCGCCCAGGTCTGATCCCGAAGTGCCCCGACCGCCGTCGTGCGAATGACGGCGCGGAGCAAACTCATTCATTCCTCTTGCACGCGCACGAGATTGACGTTGAACCGTCCGGTCGCCGACGGCGTGATTGAATTGATCGTGTGCCAGGTGCCGCGCTCGGGCAGATAGACGCGGTCGTAGTTACTGACCGCCGGTCCCCACTTGGCCGGATCGCCGAGTTGATCCTCGGTAATGCTCACCCACTCAGCGGCCGTCAACATGCCGGCTTCGCTGCGCGCCACCCCAGAAGCGATGGTGCCACTCTCACCCGTCGCCCGCGAGCCCGGCGTTACATAGACGCCGATGCAGTAGAGCACTGCCCGGCTGGGATCGGCTTGCGGCGTGCCAATGCTTTCGTCCTCGGACAGCATCGGGTGCAACTCGATCGGTTCGCTCCAGTACAGGTCGGCATATGAATCAACTAATCTTTCGAAGCCGCGCCAAACGCTCATACGACCAACACCGCGGGAAATTCGCGATTGCGCAGGCCTTGGTACTCAAGGCCATAGATCGTGTAGCCGAGCGCCGCATCGATTGGTCCTGAGTTCATAGCAGTCTGACTGAACAATCGATATTGCTCGAACGACACTGAGCGCTCGCCAATTCTAACTTCGCGTAAGAAGCCCATGCCCGAGGGCGTCAGACCAGCGCTGCTGCTCATGCTGGATGCTAGGCCCAGGGTGGTCTGTCCCAGGATGGCCATGATCACCAACTGGTTGGCAGCCCAGAGGAAGCGTGCGTAGCGATAAGTGCTTGGGTTACTCCAGGCGTTCGCATCGGTCATCACATCGGCCAAGCGAAAGGCACCGCTGATATCGGCATCGCCAAATTTGGCCAAGGCCGGGAACAGCGCCTTGAAGGCGATAACGTCCTGCGAGGTCGCGACCATGGCTTATCTGATCGGCTGACGCGCCTCTTCGGCAGCGGCAGCGTTGGCGGGCGGCAGCGGCGCAATGTCCTCGATCACGACGGGAAACAGCGGCAGCACCGAGATTACGCCAAGGTCGTCGGTGCGAGTGCGGCCAGGCCTGCGCAATTCGCGGAAATGCGCGATGTCCTCGTCGATCATCGCGATCTCGCGCTTTTGCCCCGGCAGCACGGTCTGCCCGTTGCCCTGCTTGTCGATCATGATGTGCGTCTGCGATGGGTGCGTGTTATGCACGACCACGTTTGACCAACTCTTCTTGGCGCGCTCCGCTTTATCGACAAGCGGAGAGAACATGAATTCCGGCATGGATGTTCCTTAGCTGTTGGCAACAAAAAACCCGCCAACGGCGGGTGCGGTTGCTTGCTTGTTATTGATCAGTTTTGATCAACAAACTCCGTCGACATAGCGCGCCGTTGCGGGCAGACGCCATTCGAGGCCAGCGAGCCGGAAGGCGCCGGGGATGTCGAATGTGAACGGCCCGGTCTGCCATACCGGGAAGAACCGATAGCGCATCGGGATGTGCACCTTGATGGCTTCCGGGTCGCGCTTGTAGGCGATCATACGACCGTTGCCGCCCGCGCCCGCGGTATCGAGGCCGCGCACGGCCTGGATGGTGATCGCACGTCCGGTTTGGGCCGTGTAGATATTATTTTTCCTAATCCACTCCAGTAGATTCAATTGCGTTTGGGGCAGCTGGCTGATCGTCAACAGAGCCATCGCCGAGAGTGGTAACAACACCGTATCGGCCATCTCGATCATCAACGTTGATTGCCAGACGTTGGCGAGTGCATTGTTCACGTCTTGCAGGATCTGGGCAATGGCTGGCGTCGTTTGTGCAAGGTCAGCGGCCCAGGTGCGCGGCGTGTTGATGACCGCTGGCAGCGTATGGTTGGTGAGCCCCATCCAGTTCTTGATCGAATCTCCATACATCACCACGTTGTGGATTTTTTCCTCGGCCGCCCGTCGTGCCGCTGTGGCGCGCTCAGTCGTGAGGTTGGTTCCCGGCAGTAACATCGACTGGCCGAGTTCCTCAAGATTGTAGCGATAGCCGATGCCCGCCATTTCGATAGCGGCCTCTTGCTTGCCACGGGTGATGTCGGCAAGCGGAACGTCGCGCGATGCCATGTTGAGCCAATCGGCGCGCCCATACATATCGACCGAGAAGAAGGTGATCGATTTGGCGTATTCCGGCGCCGAGCTATCAACAGGAACGAACTCCTCATAGTTTAAAGCGGGGTACTTTATGCGATAGACCTGAGGCTCGATGTAGGTGGTCTGTGCAATCAGGAAGCCCATGGCTTGCTGCTGCGTGTCCTGTGTGAACATGTTTTTGTTCCTTTCCAGCCTTGCCAAGGGGAATTAGTACTGGATGCCGAGCGAGGCGACGGCGAGCTGGCCGGCGAGCGCGCTCGTGTACCAACGGCCGCCCGTGATGGCGGTAGCCCCGGCAGCACCGCCGGAGAGTTGGCCCCCGGACAACGTCGTGCCGGGCACGTTGGTGGCGAGTGTGTAGGCATTGCCCGCCACGCCCGGAGCCTTCACCGCAATCAGCAACGTATTTGCACCGCTGCCTTGCCCCGCACCACCAGGCGTGGGCGGATCGGCGGCATAGCTCATCAGCACCAGGTTGGCGTCAGCAGAGCCATTCAGCACTGCCGCCAGATTGACCAGCGTCGCGCCCAGAGTCGGGCCGATCAGCACCTGCCCAGCGGTCGGGGCGTTCTTGAAGGTCACCACAGTGCCCTGAATGGTGATGGTCTGTCCGTCAGTCGGAATGCTGGTGAAGACGGCCGACCCGGTGGCAGCCTGACCCGTGGCTGCATTGGTGAGCAGCCCCGTGCCGGTGTCGTAGAATAATGGTTGCCACGCCGTCACATTGGCGCCCGCGCGCACCGCGATGCGCCCGCGCGTCATGATCGAGACGTTGGTCCACTGGCCGTACTTGTCGAGCGGATTGGGATTGTCGACCACCGAAAGCGGATCAACTGGCGCCAACGCCAAAGTCTTGTCGCGCTGGGTAAGCCCGATGAACTGAGCCCCGCCCACCACGCAGTTCTTGTCGATGACGTCCTGGCTCACGCCGACACCAAAGCCGATGCCGGCGGCCGTGTTGCAAACCTTGGTGATGGTTTCCGAGTTGTTCTCGTCGATGATCAGGCCCAACAGATAAGGCGCTATTTGAGGCCGGTAGGTCTGCTGGAGAATTGTAGTCATTTATTTTCTCCGTTGACATGCGGTAGTCATAGGAATATGCTTCCTCTCGACTACCGACGAAAGCAGGAAGCAATGAGCAAATGCTCTGTTGTAGGTTGTGAGGCCGTTGTTTGGCAGCGCGGACTGTGCACCAAGCATTACAAGCGGTTACAACGACATGGCGATGTAAATACCGTACTCATCGGCAATAGAACTTGTAGCATCTGCGGTCACCGCCATTATTCACGTGACCTTTGTTACAAACACTATATGCGCTGGATGCGTCATGGCGATCCAAACTACAACAAGACAGAGGCCGCACAGCGGTTCGTTACCGACACTGCATTTCAGCATCAGAAGAAACGCGAGTGCCTAATCTGGCCATTCCATGCGATGCGTGCGGGAAAAGGCTATGCCACTGTGCGATGGAATGGGGAGCGTCAGTATGTTCACCGCTTAGTTTGCGAACACATAAACGGACCCGCGCCATCACCAAACCATGACGCTTTGCACCGTTGCGGCAATGGGCACAAAGGCTGTGTCAACCCTCATCATCTCTACTGGGGAACACCAACCAATAACGCCGCCGACATGCTCAGAGATGGGAGAGGAGCAAACCAATTCGGAGAGTTTGTCTCATTTCCAATGATCTGCTCAGTCAACAGCTGCAACAGGCCTCATTATGCCAAAGGCCTGTGCACCATGCATTACCAGCAACAACGGCGAGACTAGTTCAGCGGCCCTTACTGGCTGGCCTGGCCGAGGCGTTTCCACGCCTCCTGGCCATCCTTGACCATCTCGTCGTAGGCCCTTTGTTTGATCGCCTCGGCATCACCGACGTTGACCGGATGCATCGGCTGTGCGAACGCGCGCACCGCATCAGCAAACTGATTGCCGGTGTTCTG